GCCTCTGCAAACTCCGGGTAGCGGCGCTTCCATTTGGCGACGGCGCCCACGCTCACGCCGAACAGATCCGCGATCTCAATGTCAGTCGCCCCCAGCAAGCAGAACTTGCGCGCCTGCTCGGGGAACGTTGGTTGGTAGAGGCTTGGTCGGGCCATGTCGATTCCTGAAATAGAAACCCCGGCGCTGGGCCGGGGCTTGTGTGTTTCGGTGGTCAGCTTATTGGACTGTATCGCCCGCGACCGGATCTGGCAAAGGATCGGCCATCGGCTGCTCGGCTTTGTCCTGCTCCAGCTCGATCAGTGCCATGTCGACCAGTCGCTCGACGAGCTTGGTCATGTGGCCGTAAATCGGGGTTCCGGGCTCATGCTTCTGCGCGGCGATGGTTGCATAGCTGGCTGCCTGCGCCACGTTCAGCCCATTGACGAGTTGGCCTTGCTGGATCTTCAGGGACATACGGTTACCTTTTGGTCGGTTGGTTTATTCGGTTGGCGCGAGCGCTGCGTTAGCGTCGATCTCGGCCTGCACGCCACAATCGCACTTGCCCAGCTCCTGAACGCTCTTCACGGTCATGCTGTGCAAGTGGCAGCTGTCTTTGTGGATGCAGCAGGGAATTGGGCCATTGGAGAATTTCTCATGGTGGCCCGCGCGGTAGATGGCACGGACGCGCTCGGCCTCGATCAGCTCAGGTGGGAAAGTAAACGTTGCGCTCATGGTCGGTTATCCGGTTGGCGATCATCGAAAGCCGGATGATAGCACCGGAAATGAAAAAGCCCCACCGGGTTAGGGCGGGGCTCTCCGCATGTGCGGGCGCTGGCGTTGGTTAAACTGGTTGCGAGGGCTGGAATCGAACCAGCGACCTGAAGGTTATGAGCCTCCCGAGATACCGCTTCTCCACCACGCAAAATGGATGCCCCCGAAGGGGCGGCAGGGCATGAACTGGAGTACACGCTTTGCCAAATGACCGTGAGGCATCTGGCCGGGTGACCAAACCCGTTACCTGCGGGAGCGAGATTACTCAGTCGGAATCATCAACGCAAGACGCTCAGCGAGAACGGATGAAAGATCGCGCATCAACTTGAGCTGATCTTCCATCAGGCCGACAGCATCAGAAGGCAGATTGCTGGCGTTTCCGGATGTAAGGAATGCATCGAGCTTGGTGATGCGGTCATCGTTCTGCGCCTTCTCGGCGACGACGCGCTGAACGTGAGGCAGCATATGCCCGACGTGTCCGATTGGGATGTAGGCTGCTTCGAATACATCTTTCGGCGACCAACTGGTGTAGCCGTCCTCGTATTTCACGGTATAGCCGGGGCGCCCATCAGCGTGCGCCTGATCCCACGCCATGATGATCTTGCTGCCAAAGTAGTGCTGGGTCATCGGTCTTTCCTCTTGCGGTTGTGGCCATCAGACCGGGAGTAAATCGAGTGGGATCACGCGCACCAGCACGCTTGGATCTTCAGAGAATGAACGTTCGACGCTCATCCTTATGACCTGCGTGTCGTCCTTCCACATGCAGTCATTGAAGGCGTCGAACCAGATCTTGGCCACGTTGTCGGGGTCTGGCTTAAGCGTTGGCGCAATGTGCCCGGACAATGCCGCCGCCTTCTTGGCCTTGGTCCATGATGCACGGATCGGGTGCTGGATCTCCATCTCAACGCGTACCGGGCACTTGAACAGCGGCTCGCCACCGAAGTCCTTGAAAGCCTCAATGAAGGTACGTCGCTTGATCTGCCGAGTGCGATCGATCAGAGCCTGGCCACCGATGAGCCGAAGCACCTCGACCTGAATCAGCTCTTCGTAAGCCGCTGTCTCGGAGTCGGTGTAGACCTGCACGAATTGTGCTTTGCCTTTGCCGCGAACCGTGAACCGTGGACGACCCTTGCCGCGCGGGTCGCCCTCCAGAACGATCAGCGCCATCTGGTCCTGTAGGTCGAGGCTTGGTCGGGCGAAAAGGTCATTCACTCGGAGCATCCTTGCTCATGGCTGCCATTATTTCGTCGATGCTTCGATCAAGCTCGCTGTCGTATACGTACGGCTGGGTTCCGTCGCCTTGTTCGACTTGCACATGCGCGAAGATGTGGTTTTCGCGAAGCCAGCGATACCGATCGGCGTCCTTGCGCAGCGCCTCGTTCTCGGCCTTGAGCTGATCGCACTCGGAATTCTTCCTGATTGCTTCACCGAATTGCTGGTGATTCAAAGCGATAACGTGTTCGTGATTTGTCCGCAGGTTTTCAAGATCATCCTTCAGCTTCCGATTCATCAGCACTTCAAGAGCGCCCATGGCATCGTCTGGGATGTCGTACCTTTCGGCAAGACGCTTCAGTTCGCTGTGGTCGGTCATGACAGCCACCACTGCAATTCACTAACGCGAACCAAGATGGCCAGCGTAGAGAAGCCAATAACCGCAGCACCAAGAATCATCCAAAGGGCAATTCTTCCGACAGCGCGAACGAAGCTCTGCGATGGACGGCTAGAAGCGCGAGAGGCTCGGTCATCATCGTAAAACATAGCCCGATCTTCATGAGTATTCGTGCCCATCACCCGGTCATAGAGCGGCGAGAATGGGGCGATGTTCTGCGCACCTTGATTCTGACGCATGATGAATTCACGCAGGCGCTGCTCATCCTCGTTCAGCATGCGCGCTTGGCCAGGGAGCAAATTTTCCGTTCCGAACTTTCTAAGGAACTCTTCTTGCGACATCGGCTTGGTGTGAAGCCGATGAATCGGGTCTTTATCGTTCATGGTCATCTCCAGTTAAGCGCCGGCCGGTCATCTCGGCGTAGGGTCAGTGTAGCGTGTTTGTGTAGTGGCGTAAATCTATTTGCAAGTGCAGGGCAAGCGACCTTGGTTGCAGTCGCAGATCTTCTTTGCCGGCCAGCAGCACATCACGCATTCGGCGCGGTTGTGGCCTGGGCATCCAGTCCGCGCCAGGATAAAACCGTCGAGGATATCGATGAGCCCCGCATGGAAGGCCGCGCGCTTGCGGTAGTGCTCGCTGTCGCTCTTTCGCATGTCGGCATCTTGGGCGTAGGCAAGAAGTCGCTTGGCCGCACCGAGGTGGTAATCCTTGATCCGCTGTAACCCATTGATATCACTCATGCTTGGCTCTCCTCTTTACTGAATTCACCATCTTTAACGAAAACCTCGATAGTCCTTGATTTCGTTGGTATTTGTGAGATTTGCACAGCCGCTGACACCCCTGCTTCTTGCACGCCTTTCTTGCTCATATAGCCAATAACGCGCATTTTTCCGCCATCATTTGCTTCAAAACCGGCACAAAAGAATCGGAAACAGCGCGCAAGAGACAAGGAGTTGTAGGAGTCAGGCCCCAGTCGAGCGGCTTTGACTTCGCTTGGGAGCATGCCGAAGCGGTCGGCGTATTCGGTTTCGAAGAGTTCATGAAGGGTCACAGTGTTACGCTCCCACAATGAGGGCATGCGCCGGTGTAATGTTTGTGCATTCCTTCGAAACTACATGTCATACGCTTCGCATTGGCCTCGCATTTCACTTCTGCGACGTTTTCGGATGAACTTTGAGCCGATGTACTGCCTACCAATTTGCGCAGCTCTGACAGCTCTTTGCGGGCCTTCTGGTATTTCGTGTAGTTGGCGCCTGCCAAGTTGCGTGCGTTGTCGCGGTCGTTCTTCAGCTGTCCAATGGATTGGCGCTGGCGTTTGACCTTGGCTTGGGAAGCTTGCAGGAACTCGCCAGCCGACTTGTTGGCGAACTCGAAGGCCTGGGCTCGGTTGCGCTCGCGGTCGGCTTCTGTGCGGGCCTGAATGGTCAGGCTCTGCTGGTACAGATAACCGTCGCGCATCACATCCCCCATGCGCTCAAGGTGGTCAATGCGAACGTCTTTGGCTACAGACTCTTGGCGCAGCGCCTCAAGGTAGGCCTCCAGCGCCGACTGAAACGGATCGAACTTCGCCTCCCCGGTGATCTGGTTGAGCTCGCGGTACATCGCGTGCTTAAGCTCTTCGGTGGCCTTGGTCATGGTCTTGCTCCAGTTTTGATATCCGTTATCGAAAGTATCCGCTTGTGAAACTCAAGATTTACTTGCCATTGCTTGAAGGCATGAATCGGACTTTCAGCAAATGCACATGTTCCGCCCCCGAAGCATCCCCATACGCGCTTGAATGGCCCTATCGAAGAAAGCTTGATTCTCGGCTTCATCGCTCACCTCTTGCAGTGTGGTGCCCGCGCTTCTGCGAGCCGTCTTTGAAAATCACGCGCTTGTCGGCGCCCCGCGTGACGCGGACGATTTCATCTGACTCGACGATCACCTCGAATCCGGCGTGGCGCAGCGGCTCGACGATGGCGGTCTGGGCGGGCGTCATGGCTTCAGCCCAAGTTTTGCGCGCAACTCGGCGCGGAGTTCTGCCGGCGTCTTCAGATGCAAGCCCTGATCCTTGATCCGCTGCTTGACCAGAAAGTCATTGGCCTGCTCAGACTTCTCCAGTTCGCTTGCGGCTGCTTCCTGGCTCAGCAGCTTTTGGCCCTCGATCAACGGTTCACCGCGCTGGAGCTTGGCCGTCAGATCGGCGTAGCGCTTGTTGAACCGGTTCTGCACGGTCTCTGCCTTCGGCACACCGTTGCGGATGCTGTACCAGTCCGTCAGTCGCGCTGCTTCGTGAACGATTGGGTGCGAGAACTTGAACGTCGTCGGGTCTGTGCTGGCCTCGACGGCTTCGCGCCAGGCGGCGTCGACAGTGGGGATTCCAAGTGCGCCATTTCCCGACAGGCACATGTCGCGAAGATCCACAGCGCCTGGCGGCCACTTGGCTGCATCGGTTCCTTGGTTGATCCAAGCCCTTGCGCCATGCGCGAGCATTGCCGGCGTGATATCGCCCATAACCTTGGCCCAATGGCCTGATTCATCACCCAGCCCGTGAACGCTCGTCCACTTGTGGCCGTACAGGTCAGTCATCAGCTCCCACAATTTTTCCATCAGTGACGTCGATGCGGGAGAACTCTCCGTCCCAGTCGATTCCGCCCGTTTCCATTCCGGCTGCCCATAGTTCGTCTGGGCTTTCAGCTCGGCATCCCGCTTCTCGATCCCGGTTAGCTTGGGCTTCAGCGTTCCGGTTACGGACTTGCTCAGAGAGGCTAGGGCGGCGCGCGCTATTTGCTCCGGCGTTTGATTGTTTTGGTCTGACATGTGAAACCTCATCGTTCCATTTTTCTTGGTTGAGCCAGGTCGAGGCGTGAGGGATGAATTCCATCTCGCTCAAGTCCCAGGCGTATTGGATGTGTTCGCCAACGCTTCGGATGATTGCGGTGAATGTTTCTGCATCCTTGCACTTCGTCATGAATTTCTTTTCAGCTGGCGCCTTCGAAACCTTCCTTGGGTACAGCTTCCAAAAAATATCGAAAGCCGACTTTTGATCAAATTTGGGCAATATCTTTTGATGTTGTTCTTTTTCTTTATGTGAAGGTGAAGGTGACGGGCATTCATTAAGCATTGCTTGTTGATTGCTTGGAGCATTGCTTGGAGCATTGCTTGGAGCATCATTCGACCATCTGGCAGCAGCGGCCTTTTGCGCTCTAAGTGTCCGTTTCTCTTGGTTATTTCCTGCCTTTTCCATCTCCCGCTCAGCCCTTGGAAGAATCCAAAGCGCCGGATCGCTCAAAGTGTCGAAGAACGATGCAAGGGTATGCTTGTGCATGCTCCAAGCATCGACGCTCAAACGGCATGTTGCGGCAAGGCTCTGGTCTGATGAATTGAGCGCGCCGCCGTTCTTCCAATAGGCCATGATCAGCAACAGATAAGCGCCATGCTGCTCGGTCGTCAGGTGCATGGTGTCCGCCAGATAGTCGCCGATATACAGCGGCATCCAGATGTCTGGCTTAGCCATATCAGTCTTCTCCAAGTGCCAGGAACTCGCTGACCTTCATTCCGAAAACCTCGGCAAGCTGGACAACAGTTCCCATGCCGATATGCTCGCGGCCGGCCAATTGGCTGATATATGGCGTTGATGTTTTCAGCTTCTCGGCCAGGTCCTTTTGGCTCATTTCGCGCTTTGCCAGCGCCACCTTGATGCTTTTTCCTGCGTTCATTTCTTTACTCCTATGCCTGACTTGTTGCGAGATTATATCTACAGCTATTCATGTGCAAGCATATTTATTATTTTATGTGTTGACGCCACCACAGAATCGCCCTAATCTTGGCTCAACGAAACGAACAACGGAGCAAAACGAGATGAGCCGTCAAGAATTTGCAAGCGCGATGGTTAAAAAGGCACGTTCGGTGAACTGGCTTTGCATTTGGCCACGAGCCAGCCATCCGATTTCCCGTGCAAGCGCACGTGCCAACCGTGACCGCTATATACAGTTGGCACGCAAAGCGCTTCAAGACTAGCCAACCCCGCTCAGCTCAAGCCCCTTAACTGGGGCTTTGCCAGTACCAACACTGGAGAACGACCATGAACATCCATCTTCTGCAACGCCTTCAACTGCTGCTGCAGCTCGTGAAAGACGATCGCCTTTGCGTTACTGCCCGCGAGAATCTGGCGGCAGCGAAAGAGCTGGTCGATACCGCGCATGTCCTTGGCGACATCGACCATTCGGAGTATCGCCATCTGCGCAGCCTTTGCACTCATGCGCACATCGATGTTTCGAACAATGAGCTGGAACGGGCGCGGGCTGTATTGCCGATGAACTACGAGAAATTTTCAGACGGCGTCCGTGCATCCGTTTCCGAAGACGGGGCATATCGCTTCAACCCACTCAAAGGACAATTCGAATGAAAACCCAAGAAGAAATTCGCGACGAGTTCGCAGCAGCAGCTTTGCAGGCGTTCATGGTCTGGGCGCTTGATCAGCCACATTTCAAGGATTACGACAGCGCTGCAAAAGCCGCCGCCGGTTACGCAAAGTCTGCATACCTTATTGCCGACGCCATGATGATCGAGCGTGTGAGATGAGAGCCCAGGCCAAGCGCTGTACCCAAAAAGAGCTGGCGTATCTGTCGCACTGGCGCCGAAACGACTACATGCTGACTATCGATGACGAAATACCGCTGAGCACGCTGACACCGCCGGTTCAACGCGAGCTGCACTGGCTGCGCCGGTGGCTACTGGGCCTGGTGATCATCTGCGTGACGCTGGGCCTGTTCGGTCTGTGGTTCGTCAAAGCGGCGGGGGTTATGTGATGAGCAAGCTTTCTGAAATGATTTTGGCGGCACAAACCAATGAGCGGCGCTACGTTTTCACGCCATTAATAAAACTAGCCTCATCAGTTGTGCCGGAGCCTCATCTGACTTATCCAGACCACTACGTCTACAGCTTCAAAGCTGAGTTTGGTTGCAATGCAACGGTTCAATATGGCGCTAAAAGCGAGCTAGAAACAAAGCTCAAGGTTATTAGGCGCCAGGTTGTAGAGGAAGTCTTCGGAGAATTCCGGGATGACATCTACGCCATTCAGCGCGCCTTGATGGACTACAACACGGATCAAGCATCTGAGCTTGTTAGCGCCATGCATGATCGGATGTTCAATGTATGAAGCCGCGCAACCCGATCTACATCGGCGGCCCGCCACTGGATCCGCCGGACGATGAACCGATCATCCAGTGCAACCGCTGGCAATGCGGCAAAAAATTCATGCGCACCGAATGGGTACGCAACCACTGGCACTGCCCCGGATGTCACGAAGAAGACGCCGCCGGGATTACTGAAGAGGATTGAACATGAAGCGATTGATCTGGATTCTGCGCGCCTACCTGTACTTCCGCAGCCGCGCTGGCTGGGCTCGATGGGATATCTGCGCCGATATGCACGAAGCCTACGTGGTGGACGGCTGGAACTTCACGCCGCAAGAAGCGGTTGATGAAGAAATGAGTTACTGGTGATGATCACCTTCCTGCTCTGCTGGCTAGCAACCTCACTCATCCTCGGCGGCGGACTGGCTCGCCTTGCACACCTGGCCAAGCTTCGCGATCAGCGGGCAGCGGACGGGGTTAACTGGAGTATCGAGTCATGAGTACCGTTCGTGAAAACCTTATTAATCGGCCCGGTTACTCGCCGTACTGCGGCGGCGCACTCGACAACAAGTCTTGCAGCATGCCAAGAACAGTTTGGACTGGCGAGCAATTCAAGTGCCGCGAATGCGGCTGGGTTTCTCAATTCCCTTCCGACTTCATCGCCGAATACAAGGCAAAGTGGGCCAAGCCATGATCGCCCAATACATCGCATCACCCTGGCACTCTGCGCGTCAGGCCTCCCTAAACTTATTCAATGGTGCATGTCATGAGCGAAGTTCAACTGTGGCGTTATACCTATGACGGAATGGCATACGCCGCTCCATCTAATACCCAATCGCGGTGGGTTTCCCTGCACGATTTCAAAAAGATGGAATCACAACTCGACGCCCAACGCCTGCGCGCCGATACGGCTGAGGCTGAGCGGGATGATGCGCTGGCTCTTGCTGGAGCGTGGAAAGAGCAAGAAAGACTGCGCGGAATCCAAGCAATAAACGCAAGTTCCGAGCTTGCCGCCGCCGAGCAGCGCATTGCGGAGATGGTCGAGCTGCTGAACCTGGCCGATCACTACCTACAGGCAGATTCGTTCAGCTCGACCGGCGACGTGATCGAACACACTCAGGAAATGCGCGACGAGTTTCGCAAGAAGATTGCCGCCGCCCTCAACCCCAAACCCGAGGCAGGAAGTCATGAGTAGCGCGATTATCAGCGAATGTGGGCAGTACCGTTATCGCCTCGATCGGGACTGCGAGCCTATGCTTAGGCTGGCTCCGGCAGAGATTTTAAAGGCGCCGACCTTTGCCTACTTCGGAATAAACCCATCGACTGCTGACGCTGATCTTGATGACGCCACCGTTCGGAAATGGCGCGGCTTCACCGAGCGCAACGGCGGTGACCGCTTCATCGTGGGTAATGTGTTCAGCTACCGAGCCACTGACGTGAAGGTGATCGGCAAGGTACCATTCCCGCAAGGCCCACAGCACTTCGCCCACCTGAGCCAGATTATCGCCGAGGCCGATGTGCTTGTGCCTTGCTGGGGCGGTCGTGACAAGGTTCCGAAGCATCTGCGCAAACACCTCGACCTGCTGCTGGGATGGCTTCATCGCAGCGGTAAGCCTGTTCTGCACTTCGGCACCACCGATGGCGGCGACCCTAAGCATCCGCTGTTTCTTCCCTACACCACGCAGCTCACAGCGCTGGAGCCAAGACCATGACCAATAACCCAACGATTGACGGCGTGTCGGTTCCGCGCCAGAACCACGTAGCTGAGGTTGAGCGCGAGTTCGACAACGACTGCGGGCATGTTCATTTACTCCAAGATCTTCCGGACGGCACTAAGCTTTACGAAGCCCCACACGAAGTCGCCGCCATGCAATCCACCATCGCCCAGCTACAGGCGCGCATCGCTGAGCTGGAGAGTGGGAGGGGTGAGCCTGTCGGATACGGTACTTTCAGAAATGGGCAGTACGGCTCATGGCTTTTCAGAACAGAGCCATCCGCCAGGGTTCATTTGCGTACGGCCAATAATGGGTATCCGATGGAGGCCGAGGTACATGCGCTGTTCACCGCCCCGCCAGCGCCGGTCGCTCAACAACTGGACCAACCGACTGCGTACCTGCGCAACGAAGGCGTGCCGAACAACTTGGTCGTCTGCGGGTTCGATCACCCGGACGCATTCAAGGTTTTCAAAGCTCCGCAAGGGCCGGTAGCGGTGGTGCTGCCTGAGCTGGGTGATACCGCAGAAAACCACATGCGCTGGCTTTTGGGAAAAGTAGTTAACCCTGGCGATTACCCAGTGAATGTCCTTCACGATCAAATTCGCTCAACGCTGTCCTGCCTCGACGCCACCGCTGCGCTGAATGAGGTGCGGAAATGAACAAGACATTGATGTTTCTCCAGGCCGATATGCACCGAGCGATCAACGAAGGTCGCAAGCATTTGGAAGTATCGGTTCTTGATCTGAAAGAACTATTGAGCGTTGTTCTGAAGTGCGAATATCAAGAGATCGCGGCTCAAGCTCACATATTTGGCTGGATTGATCCTGTGAAGCTGAAGGAGCTGCGCGAAAGCGGGCGTTATTACGCTTCGGTTCGCCGGGGTAAGAATGCAATCTTCAGCGTCCCTGTATTTTGCATTCCGACAGGGGTACCAAGGGTTGACGTAGTGGCAGAAACGGAAGAAACTGCACAGGCCAGCGATTGACCACGCTGGATTAACTGGAGATCGAACAATGCCAACCGTCCGTGTACGCGCCTCGTCTTGGGGCAAGCTATTCGACTGCGGATTCTCATGGGAAGGTGTGAACCTGCTGGGAATCAAAAGCCCATCAAGCCCCCGCGCCCTTCTCGGTACCGCCATCCACGCCAGCACAGCCGCTTTCGACGTTGGCCGAATGACTGGCGAGCCTGTGAGCATCTACGACAGCTCTGAACTGCTGGTTAATGTGCTACGCAAGCCAGCAGAGCAGGACATCAACTGGAAGGGCTCTGACATCACCGTCGACGACGCAGAGCGAATCGGGCTAAAGCTGCATTCGATGTACTGCAGGGATTGGTCACCTAAGTTTGAATTCGCGGCCATCGAATTGACCGTGAAGCCTATGGTGCTTGATCTCGGCGGCGGCCTGAAGCTGGAGCTGACCGGCACGCTCGACCGGGCGCGCTTCTTCCGTGGCCGCGAAGGCATCGGTATGGCTGACGTGAAGTCCGGGGGTGCCTCGGTGTCCAACGGTGTCGCCAAGACCAAAGGCCACTCTGCACAGATCGGTACCTATGAACTGCTCTACGAACACACCACTGGCAACCAGATCACCGAAGATGCCGAGATCATCGGCCTGAAGACCCGCGGAAAGCCCGAAATTGCGCTTGGCACCATTGCCGGCGCCAAGCAGATGATGCTGGGCACCGAGCAGTTCAAGGGCCTGATCGAGATCGGCGGCGAGATGATCCGATCCGGCCTGTTCCCGCCAAACCCACAAAGCCACCTCTGTGCAAAGGCGTACTGCCCGCGCTGGAATTCCTGCCCATATCATGAGTGATCGACAAATGACCGAAGTTCAAACCCTGGAAACACTGAAGACCAGCGCTGTAGCAAAGCCAGTCGCTACAGAGCCCATGTCGTTCCTGACTAGCGGCGGATTTGATCAGCTCTTGCGCGTTTCGAACATGCTTTCCAGTTCGACCATGGTTCCTGTTGCTTACCGCAAGCAGAAGGAAGTCAAGGAATTTGGCCAGGTCGTTGGCTGGGAAGATAACCCGGCAGCGCTTGCAAACTGCGCTGTAGCGCTGAACATGGCGCACCGAATGAACGCTGATCCGCTGATGATCATGCAGAATTTGCACATCATTGAGGGTCGCCCGTCGTGGTCCACTCCATTCATCATCGCCTCAATCAACAGCTGCGGGCGTTACAACTCGCTCGATTATGAGTTGAGTGAGCCAGGCGATCCTGTAGTTGTTGATTATGTTGCTATCGAGTGGATCAAGCCGCAGGGGGGGGCGAAAAAGGTTGCAACTGAAGTTCCAAAGCAGGTAACCGTCCGGCACCAGACCTGCAAGGCATTCACCACAGAGAAGTCGACCGGAAAGCGTCTGGAGTCACCGCTTATAAGCATCCAGATGGCCATAGATGAAGGCTGGCTGACCAAGCGCGGCAGCAAGTGGCAGACGATGCCAGAGCTGATGCTTCGCTACCGCTGCGCCAGCTTCTTCGGCCGTCTATACGCGCCTGAGCTGCTGATGGGGCTGCAGTCAACTGAAGAGGTCGAGGACTTCATTCCGGCTGCGCAGGACGCAAGCGGTAGCTACACGGTCAACATTGAAGACCTTCGAGCAAACCAAGAAAAGGCGAAAGCCGCGAGCAAGCCAGCAAAGGCAAAGGCAAAGGCAAAGGAAGAAAAGCAAAATCCTGAGACGATCGACAAGGCCACAGGCGAAATTACCGAAACCCCCGAGCCCGGCGACGAACATAAAGAAGCAGTGGGCGCCGGAACCGTAGATACCAGCAATCTACCGGATTTCGAATAAGCAGCACCGCACCACAACCAATCCATGACCAAAGGAAATAACGAATGAAACGTGAGCACGCCGCAATCATCGCCAAAGCACGCCGTGACGGCCTGAAGCCTGTTGAGCTGGCATCCGAGCTGATGGGTTACACGCTGGTCGAGGCTATGCGTGACTGCATTGCCAGCCATGCCATTGCCTACAAAAATATGTCGCAGGTCCAGCAAGACTCCTGCATTCAGCAGATGACCGAGGCCGTCAAGGAGGCCATTGATCTGGCAATCCAGACCATCGCGTCTGCCGGAACCCGCACCGTTCGCATGGATCTCACCAGCGTTGCGGTCGGGAAAAAGCTCAAGGTTGCCGGTGTTGTGGCCGGGACCGAAGAGTACAAACATGACCTGATCGACCTTGCCAATGACCAAGGAACCGCAATCGTCATCCTGAACGAGCGCGACTACCTGCAAGGCCTGGACGGCATCCAGGGTGAGAAGGATCAGCGCGATCTTCCAATCGACAGTGATGCTGAGCCTGAAGGCAAGCCAGCCAAAGCCGGCAAAGACAAGGCGCCCCGTGTGTCGTCGCCAACCTCTGCCGCCACTCTGGCCAATAAAGCCACCGAGCTTCCGCCGAAGCTGCTGCAAGACGCTCGCGATTTCATCACCAATCAGCAGGTGTGCACCGTATCCGGCATTCAGAACGGCCTGAAGATCGGCGCAGTGAAGGCAACTGCCGTGCTTGAGCAGATGGCAGCAGAAGGCCTGGTGGTGTTCGTCGGCGATTCTAAGTCCGGCGAATACCAGTTGAAGCGCGACAAATCGCCGGCTGACAAAATCATTGAGCAAGTTGCTGATCCAGTTGATGAGGCTCTGGATGATCTGACCTTTGATGGCGAAGACGACTCGGCTGACGACGCCACCCTGACCGACGAGCTTTACGCCAAGATCAAGGCCTACGTCATCAAGTCCGGCAAGTTCAGCGTCGGCTCTGTGCTGGTGACCCTTGGTATCGACAGCGATGTTGTTGTTGAGGAGGCGGCCATCCGCATGGAGCGTGAAGGGCTGCTGACTGAGGAAAATGAAATGGGCCTTCGCGAGATCGTGCAGGCGGCATAAAGAAAAACCAACGAAAGCCCCGACCTAAAAATCGGGGCTTTTTAATTCTTGCGTATACGCAAACGCAGACATAAACTGTGTTGGCAGAAATAGAGGTATCGCCATGAAGAAGAAGACCGGACGCCCTGCCAATCTCGTAGAGAACAAGGGCAGAAACATTCGATTGACTGATACGGAATGGAAGACATTCTGCGACAAGCTGGGTCCTGCCTGGCTTCGCGATCAGATCAAGCAAGCTGAAGCCGCAAAATAACTGACCAAGGAAAATACCGTGAAAATATCGAAAATCGAAGTGGCAAACGTGCTGGGACTACATCGCGCAGACATCGACATCACAACCCCAATCCTTATGGTGTTGGGAAATAACGAGGCCGGTAAGTCGTCTCTGCGCGATGCGATCAGCATGGCAATCCTCGGCGACCCGGTGCGCGTGAAGCTGAAGAAAGACTATGGGCAGCTGCTGCACCAAGATGCCAAGAAGGGGCGCGTCACACTGCTGCAAGGCGCCGATCTATTGGCGGAATACAAACTTCCAGGCGGCGAGCACGCATGCGAGCCGATTGTCGGCGCTGACTTCCTGCCGTACGTGATCAGCCCGCAACTGACCGCCAGCCTACCGGACAAGGACCTGCGCACCATGCTGTTTCAGCTGACCAAGTGCAAAGCATCGCCCGATGTTACCGCCAAGCTTCTGATCGCCCGTGGCGCTGACGAAAAGCTGGTAGAGGAAGTTAAGCCGATGCTGCGTGCAGGATTCCCATCGGCCGCCAAGGACGCCGCCGAGCGCGCAACCCAGGCAAAGGGCGCCTTCCGTGCGCTGACCGGCGAAAACTGGGGCTCTGTGCAGTCTGAAGGCTGGGAACTGGTTATCCCTGACGCACCGGATATGCCGGACGTTTCGCCGGCTGCCATCGATGCTGTGATCGAGCAGCATGCCGCCGTGCTGGTGAACATAGAAAAGGGGATCGCCTTCATCGCTGGCCTGGAAGCCAAGACCGAACAGGCGAACACCTTCTACACCCGTCGCGACGAACTGGCCGAGGCCTTCGAACTACTGGGCCGCGCACAGATCAAACTGGACACCGACAAGAAGACCCTGGAAGAACTGGAGCGTACGCTGGCGCAGTCTCAGGACAAGCTGAAGGCGATGCAGGCCGGCGTAGTACCGGTGCCGTGCCCATGCTGCGGAGAAGAACTGCGTATCACCGGTCAGACATTGGCCAAGTTCGAAGGACAGAAGGCCGACACCAAGGCAACAACCGATCTGGCGCTTGACGTGACCAAGGCCAAGGCCGCCGTTGACATGCTGAAGCGCACCATTGAAAACGACCTGAAGGCCGTCACCACTGCCGAGAATGCCGGCGCTGATCTGAAGGCCTTGGAAGAGGCCGGCTGCCCCGAAGTGAAAGACGGCGCACTGACCAATGCTCAGGCCAAGCTGACTGAATGCCGCCTGCTCGCCGACAAGCTGCGCGCCAAGGTCGAAGCCATGAAGCAGCGCCGGGAGATGATCGATGGCGCCGAGGCGACCACCGCCAAAGCCGCCCAGCATCACAAGGAAGTTATGGCGTGGCTGCTGATCGCCGATGCGCTGAAGCCGGACGGGATTCCCGCCGACATCTTGTCGACCGCGCTCAAGCCGGTAAACGACTCGCTGGCCATCCTGTCGCGGCTCTCTGGATGGAAAAAGGTCGAGATCAGCCCTGACATGCAGATCACCGCCGATGGTCGCGTATACGGCCTCATGAGCGAGTCAGCCAAGTGGCGTATTGATACGCTGCTGGCGCTGGCCATCTCGCAGATCAGCGAACTCCGCTTCGTAACCCTGGACCGCTTCGACGTGCTGGATATGGTCGGCCGTAAGCAGCTGATTGGTATGCTGATGCAGTTGGCGGAAATGGGCTTGGTTGATCAGGCAATCATCCTGGGTACGCTCAAGGCGCCATTGGTTGGCATGCCGGCCGAGGTTGGGCAGGTGTGGATCACCAACGGCAACGCCGAAGCCGCTTAATCGATGACCTGGCCGCTACGGCGGCCTTTTAACTGGAGCATGGCCAATGACTTTTGAAATTCTGAAGACCGCAAAGCGCGTTTTGATCTATGACACTGAAACCACGGGGCTGCCTAAATTCCAATCGCCAAGCTCGGATCCGAGCCAGCCACACCTGACGGACATCTGCGCGATCCTGTACAGCATGGAGGGTGAGCTGATCGAGGTTTTCGAGCAGCTCATTCAGCCGAAAGGCTGGGAGGTTGAGCCAGAAGCAGCAGCACTCACCGGCCTGACAACCGAGTTCCTGACCATAAACGGTGGTGACGAGAAGCAGGCCGTAGCCGCGTTCGGCCAGATGCACAAGAAGGCTGACCTGAGGGTGGCGCACAACATCGGCTTCGATGATCGGATCATGCGTATCGCGATTAAGCGCTACTTTGGCGATGCGCCGGCCGATCGGTTCAAGGCTGCGCCAAACTACTGCACCGCCAATGCGTCGAAGCCCATCGTGAAGTGCCCGCCAACGGCCAGGATGCAGGCGAGCCGATTCCGCAATCAGTTCAAGACACCAAATATGCAGGAGGCGCTTTCGTTCTTCTGCCCAGGCGAACTGATCGGCGGGGCACACCGGGCGCGGCCAGATGCCGAGGCGTGCGCAAAAGTGTTCTTTGCGTTGATGGCGCGGGGTGACCAGTGAGATATTTCGTAGACTGCTTGGTAATCGGGCTGATTGGCTGGGCCGTAGCGATCTTTCTTTTTGTGCAGCTCATCTGAGGAAAACGCCGTGTACAAATTCAAAACCCTGATGAAATACCTGACTTCTCCTGAGTGGTTTGTCGTCTATCAGGGTGGCGAGCGATACCGTTTTGCGAGAGTGATCCAGAAGTGAAAAAGGCCGGCGCAATGCCGGCCTTTCCTGTTACGACTCTACCACCAAAACCCTTGCAGGCGACCCGGTTACGTTGGTGACTGTTCCGGCCAAAACTTGCAGCGACAGGACGGTTAACGTTGCGCGCTGTACAAGCCTTATGCTGAAACCAGTCGTGGTGCTTGAAACAAGAACCCATGACATATCGGAACTCGGCGGCGGACCTGGCTGCACATTGGGCGTGACCGGGTAGGCTGTCGCATAAGTTACCGTGATCAAGCCATTCGCGTCAGTTGTTCCTGTATAGGTCTCGATCCTCTTGGCTGCTGGCAAAGTAGAAAGAGATCCGTCACCTCGGATGTACTGCGCAATAGTGCCTGCTGGGTTTGTGAACTTGGTTGCCAACTGGGTCAGCGTGGCACCATCCGTGATCCCGTATCCGGCTAGCGTGGTTGGTTTTCCTGAGATCTGCGAAAAACTCTGTGCGGCCGCATCAATTACACCAGCCGTCACCGTAAGCCCAGAGCCAATCCCAAAGAAAAATGGAAGCTGCAGGTCTCCGGCATATCCAAGAATTCCGTTTGACGTGCCGGGCGGATGCGTTACAAGTCGCGTGAGCTGTCCTGTGTCGTCGTTGTTTCGCTGCATCATGATGATGTCGCGAGCATCGCCAAATGCCAACGCAGGCAGCATGAGCAATGCGCAGATAATCCTTTTCATCCGATAAGCCTCGACCATGTGTTGGGTTTGTTTTTGAAAAAGACCACGTTATCGCCAGGGGAAAACATCACAACGGCGTTGTTGACCGTGGCGATTCCTGTGGCGGTGAGCGCGGTTATTTGCCGGGTGCTGGCGACGAAGATTCGCTGCCCCATGACGCTTGATGTCTCGTTTGGCAGCACCAGCGTTACCGCGTTCAGCGTTGTTGCTGGGGATAGGTTTACGATCATGTCCCTGCTTGACGATGGAAGCGTAACTGTTCCGCCTTCCGCAGGGATCGCATCAATAACCTGCGGGGAAGCTCGCGAGATAAGCTCCGCAAGCTGGTCATCTGTCATCACGCCGAGATATTTTGTCATCAGCGAACCTCCTTGATACTGGTTATTGTTGACCGCAATTCTTCTTCCATAAATCGTTGTGCGCCACGATTTCCTCTTTCGTGCCCCGACTCAATAATTTCCTATCTTCAGCCGTGGTTCTTATTGGCTTGACCCAGCTGCAAGCGGTGTCAACTCTTACGGTCGAACTCTGACAGCCGACGATCAATATCATCGTCAGTGGCAGCAGATATTTCAGCTTCAACATGAGTTCGCTCCTGAACGGCCTTTACAGTTGCTTGTGCCTGATTGGCCTGCTGCTCAACACCGGCCTCCTTGGCGCCTTCCTTCTTGCCCTCGGCCTTGCTGAATGGATGGGTTATCAGGGCGCCCAACAGCGCCCCGACGATGCTACACACCAGCGTAATGATGGCCGCAATGCTCATTCGAACCGACCTTCGCGCATCGCGTACGCCAGCCGCTTGCCACGGTCGCCAACTTGTTCGTACCACTTCGAGCTCATCATCTCTGCTGTTGCTCGCTGGAAGTCGAAGCGGGCCAGTGCGCCGATGAATTGCTTGAAGCCTGCCAGGCGTGTAGCGCCGAGGTTCAGCGCCATGTTCGTGACAACCTCCTGCCGAACGTCGTCGAGCTGGTCGAAGTTGATGATCAATGATTTTGCGATTGAGATCGCCTCATCGATGTCATTGCTCAGCATCAGGTCGATCTCGTCATCACGCAGGCCGCGATCCTCGATATTCCGGCCGACGCCGATAGTCAGTTTTCCAACCGTGTCACGGTAGAGGCGACGGCGGCGCCCCTCGTCAACTTCAAGCTGGCGGCTGAGTCTTGTCCGATTCATCTTTCGGCCCTCCCGATACGGATTTCTGTTTGATGTTCATAGCGACGACAATCGCGAACCCAAGAACCCCGGCGATCAGCTTGTACTGAGGCAGCGGGATCAGATCTTGAAGATTTGGCAGCGCCTCTCGCGCCACCGTCATTGCCGGCAAAGCAAGGGCGAGCCAGGTACTGTACCGGCGCCAACTTTTTTTCCAGTTCGGAATCAATTTCATGTCCCCAGCCCTTTCATGATGATCGGCCAAAACTTGTTCAGCATGACCGTGACTGCCACTGCGATACCTACACCGTAGGCGAGTTTGTTGCCTATTTTGTCCACGGCGTTTTGAACTTTTGCGATCCCGTCGCCCATGCCGTCCAGCTTTTCAGACTGGTGTTCCATGGCCTGCTCAAGCTTCACCAGGCGCTCCGGAGAGTTGTCATGACGACGTGCCATCTCGTCCAATCGATAGCGCATAACCTTCATGTCCTGTTCCAGTGCGCCGACGCGCTCTTCTGTGTTTCGGCCAGCGTCTGAATGGCGAGCCCCCAATTGGCCGTCCATCACAGGTTCCCCACGGTATAGCCGAGGCCGCCGAAGTTCAGATCAACATAAACCTGTGTAGGCGCCGCGTTCGTGACGACAACCAGGTCACCGTTGGTTCCAACCGTAATCCTTGCAGGTGCCAGTGCGCCGCCAACAACGGCAATTGCTGGCGCATCAGTAATAAGTGATGGGCGGAAACCGATGGGCAGCGACCCGAATAAAACGCTGTTGCCTACACCCCCATAGCTCAGAGTCCCACGCACAAAGCAGACGCCATCAGGAGTTTTATTTACTGCCAGTGTTTGTGATCCGCCACCAGAATTGGAGTATCCATTCAGCGGAGATACTGCTTTTTGAAGGCCTCGCGTACCAGATCCGAAGTCGCTAACAGGCGTCGTGAAGCCGGTGCTGATTTCATTTCCTTCAAGCGTGGTATCCGTAGCGTTTGCAGTGATCAGGACCCCAGTCGCAGCGAAGGCAGGGCCGGCCGACAGCATGCGATTGTTGCTGAGCTTCACGCCGGTTGCGTTATTTACGCGAATTGCTTGCCCTACTGCGGCAGTGCCGAAGACGCCGAAGTTGTTCCCTGAAACCTCCATATAGCCAACTGCCGTGGCGTTGCCGTCGATATCTACCACTGCGCCAGACCCTGATCCGGTGCCTGCTGTTTGCTCGACATTGTTGTTGCAAAAGCTCCCGCTCAAACCGTTTTTTGCATGGTAGGCGCCGCCGTTACAGTCAAAATTGCATTCATGGATGTTCAGCTGTGAAGGCTGACCTCCAGATACATTGATGCCTTCTGCTTCGATCCCGATACGCCCTGAAGAAACAGAGCTTCTGAAAACACAGTTCCTGATGGAGATGCTGTCGCCATTGTTTACCAGGCTCATGCCCTCCCAAAAAGATGAGCGCTCAATCAGGCTATTAGCTGGGCCGCCCTGGATGTTAACCGCCTGCGTTACCCAGGCAACCGAATAGTCATTGCCAGGAGCGCAATAGATCCCATCAATATGAACCGCATTGGCATTGCTGGCCGCCGTCATATCAACAACGATCGCGCGCTTTCCTCGCTTTGAGCCCGGGTTGTTTGGGTAAATGATGAAGCCAGAAAGCTCCATAAAGTCGAGAACAGTCGTTGCTGTCGGCTGAATCATGATGTAGTCGGCAGTGCTCACCAATGAGGCCTTTGGGATGAGCATGGTGCGCAGAGCGCCATCACCGATCATCGAGACGCCCTTGTTGAACAGGCAGAAACCAGACCCTGGAGTCGACTCATCAAGCAAGTATTGGCCGCCCGGGAAGTAGCACGCCTTTTTTTGGATGTTCGCCTGCTCCAGCGCGCTGTTGATGAATGGCGTGTCGTTTTGGATGCCGTCGCCCTTGGCGCCAAAGTCCTTAACGTTGATGTAGTCCTGGAGCTTTTCCGACAATGTCCGGCCGACAGCATTCGGGAGCGGGCTGATCCAGCCAACCAGTGCGCTGCCTTTGGTCGGGTCGACTTTGTTGGCCAGATCAAGGAAGAACTGAGCAACTGCGCTCGACGGGTCAATAACGACCTGATCCCAAATCAAATTCCCGTCAGCGTCATTAAGCACCTGGCGATACGGGCCTGTGCCGTATATTGATGCCTGACCGCGAGCATCGAGAACCACCGGGTTGGTGTTTGGGATAGTCTGCTGGAAGTCCTGATATGTCGTCTTTGGCGTGTTGGTCCCCACCTCATAGTGATGGACAAAACCCCCAACGAGCGGCTTCCCGTTAATGTCGATAAACTGCTGCTTGCCGTTCGGTAGTTGCTGTGTCATCTCAAGGAGTCCTTATGGATTATCTGTTTGCTGTTTTACATCGGTGCCTGACCATTTTGACAGACATTCATCATCCGGTTTTCTGGTTATGGTGGTTAGCGCTTGCTTGCACCATTACCAAAGACAGCCGGCGCGCCCTTATTCATTACCCTGTTCAAAATCGAGTTAGTGGCTGGATCTTCCAATGCCTTAAGCGCCTGTGCGCCATTCGGATTAAGCAATAGGTTTATCAGCTTGGCCTCAACATCTGGGGCCTTTGCCCGCATCGCCCCGCCGACCGCCCCGCCAATCGCATTGCCTGCCACGCCGCCAATGGCTGCGCCGGCAGGGCCGCCAACCAGATAGCCAAGACCGGTGCCGATGGCGGCCGGTGTTACAGCGCCGGCAACTGTGCCGCCGCCTGCGCCCATCGCCTCGATAAGCTGATTGGTGGCCAGGTTCTGGAAGGTGTTTGATCCGCGCGCCATTCCCTTGCCGGAGTTGGCTTCGCGCTGAAGATCCGCATGCAGAGCCTTCAGACCGTTCAACTGCTCGTCGCTCAGGTCTTTTGCCTCATTGGCGCCTGGGGCCTTGCGAAGCTTTTCGATCTTGTTTACAGCGGCCTTGACTTTGTTCAATGAGAACTGGCTTGAGGTCTGATCCATCAGGTCGAGGTTTTGCAGATAACCCTGGGAGGTGATCGGCTTCGAAAGGGCAGCGTATTGCTGGAGGTATCCCTTGAACCCTGGAGCAGCCTTCTCAATTGCGCTATCCAGCGCCGACTTGACTTGCAGCAGCTGCTTGGACGCCTGCTGGGCCTCCGACTGATCCTTGCCGGACACTCGCTCAAGCTGGTCATTGATCGATTTGCGGATGCCGTATAGCTGCGCAACGTCGCTTTGCACGCCATCCTTCCCGAGATCAAGCTTTGCCTTTACTTTGTTCAGTGCGCTGACTACCGCGTCACGCTGACCGTCTGGGCTCTTCAGGATAGAGTCGATCTCATCCATGACTGGATTGGCGTTTGCAGGTCGTGCGCCGGCAAGCGCCTTGTCGAGCATAGGGATAGCAGCCTCTTCACGCTGCGCAATGGCCTGCTCAAGCGTCTGAGTGTTGCCGCGCAGGCCGTTGAAGAATTCGGTGCGTGCTGCGTTGTTGGCCTGCTGCAGTTCGTTGAAGGCATTCGGCGCCCGACTGATCGCCGCCCGCTCCAGCGCTGCGATACCGGCGTTGCCGGTGGCTTGGGCCAGGGTTGGCCGGCTACCCGGAATGATTTCATCGAAGTTCGCCGCCGTGCGTCCGCCGCGTGCCGCCGTGGTCAATGCGTCTTCTGGGCTGAAACCTGGGCCGATTGGTGGTGCGGACTGGGTAACGGATGGCGCCGATGCTGCGCGAGCCTCTTTGCCGATCAGATTTTCTGCCATGCGCTGGCGACCAGATTCGGAGAATGGGCCAACCAATGCGTTGCCGGCACTCTTCGCCCCAGTAACCAGTCGCGAGATACCAGGGATAGCAGCCCCAAGCGCGGCGCCTACACCCATCTGCTCTGCAAGTGGCGTATCGGATGCCCCGGAAAGCAGCGCAGCGCCTGTAGCGCCCTGGATGCCAAGATTTGCCATGCGGGAGAGTGTCCCGCCATTGCCGGCCACAAAGTTACCAACAGCTTCAGCTGCTGGCACTGCGCGGGCAACGGCCGGGGCCGCACGCATCGAGTTCAGCAGCATGTTCCCGCCAGCGGCTACCACTTCGCCTGCTTTGGCGATTGGCGCAGCAGTGCCAAGGATATTGCCAGCCACCCTTGATGCGCCCTCCTGCAAACCGCCGTCTTGGTTTCTGGCGTCATAGGCTGCGCGGCTGTCTTTATTCAGCTGGATCTGTTGCGCCTCGGTCGGCATGTTGATGCCGGCTTTCGAAAGCAGATTGGTCAGCCCGGACTTTTCGGCGCCGAGCGCAGCCCATTCGGCTGGAGCGTCGAGGACATCGCTGATGCCGCGCCCCAGTGCGTTGGCATTCTTCACCGCTTGGGCGCCGTAGGCTTCAGGCGATTTCAGGTAGTCAGGCACCAGCCCGAGCAAGCCTTGACTCTGTGGGAGCGGGGATGGTGCATTTGGTGCAGGAGTTGCGGTCTGAGCTGCTGTATCCGGTGCTTTACCTGTAGGAGCGAAGTCCGACATCAAGTCGTCTACTGGCGCCGCCTGCGCGGCCGCTGGCGATGCGAAGTCGGCTGCAAGGTCGTCATGTGGCTGCTGCGCGACTGGAGCGGCCTGCGCTGGTGCGCCATATCCGCTCAATACCTTGCTGACGTAGGCCTGAGTCTTCGGTCCCCAGTTCGCCTTGTCAGTGCCGCCGTGATAAGCCCGCACCGCGTCCGCAACGTTGCCATAACGATCGAGGTTTTCGGCCATTAGCTTGGCAGCGCCAAAAATTGCCTGGGTTGGATCTTTAGCATGAGTTACCCCGAGCCTTTTTTGTGTGTCCGGCATGATTTGCATCAGGCCTTCCGCACCAACTTCAGACTTGGCATTTGGATTGCCCCCGCTCTCCACCAGCATCTGCGCATGCAACAAAGCCGGATCGACGTTGTACTGTCGCCCGGCCTGTTCAAACAGTTGATCGTATGCCATGTGCTGCGCCCCTTATTGTTTCGCTGGTCGCTGGATAATCCCGGCATCGATTGCAGTCCGGTACGAGTCGAGGAAGCTTTTCTGCTCAGCCGGCTTCAGGCCATTGAACATCTTGGCGCGCTCGTCCTGGGTAAGCTCCGGGGTGACGAACACGCGCGGGTCAATGTCCTTGTTCCACTGCGCCGACCACTTGCCGTATTGCTCGGGGCCTACGCCCGCGTTCTGCCAAGCCAGGTTTTTCGCTTGAGTTGCGCGCTCGGTGCCGATCAGAACTTTCATGATCTGCTCATTGCCCAGCTTCGACAGGCTGGCGTTCGGGTTGCCGGCAACAGCCGCTGCCAGTTTCGAGTCGGTACCGGCGCCAAGCCCCGAAGTCGAGTTGATCGCCAGGTTGGTCGCGAACTTGGAGAACTCTTCCTTTGACTTCACCGCCTCTGGATCTACGCCCATTTTGGCAGCCATGCCCGGAGCGAGTTGGAGCGCCAGCGCATTCGCCTTTGCCGTCCAGTCAGCGGTTGGGCCGCTTTCGAAGTTCTTCAGGTTGGCCAGCATGTCCTGCATGAAGTAGACGCGCTGAGGCGAGCCCTCGGCCTGGCTCTGAAGGTTCAACACCTGATCCCCCGAGCCTTTCCCTACAGCCTCGGCTGCTGCGGACTGGCCAAGCGCTGGGCCTGTTTGCACGCCAATGACTGGCTGACCTGGCATCGCAGCCTGTGGCGCACCACCGGCGCCCGGATAGCGACCATTGCCTCCAGCGCCAGGAATGGGCGCCTGACCAGCGCCACCAGCTTGATTGGCGAACTGCTCTCTGGTCATGTTGATCGGTGCGCCCGTGCGCGGGTCGAATGCGGCGACCGGCGCCGTAGCGGTGTTCGGGTCCATGGTGTTCTGAAGGCCAGCAGCAAGCGTTGGCTTGCCGGTCAATGGGTCGATATTCAGGATTTGCTGCTGGCCACCAGTATTCACGACCTGAGTCTGAGGCAGCATTGCGCGCAGTTGGGCGTCATCGCTCAGCGATTGAATCCACTTCTGCTGCGTCCACTCCCTGAGCTTTGAAGGGTCGCTTGGCATGCCCTGGAGGTAGCGCACAGTCTGCTCTGCCGTCGCGGTGCCGTCTTTGATGGCGCGCGATCCAAGCTCGATAATGTCCTGCGGGCTCAGGTCCGGCTTGTTCATCAGCGAGCCGAGCCCGTTCTGCAAGTGCTGGGTGCGCTTGACGGCCAGATCGTAGGTATTCTTGTCGAACTCCAGCTGTTTGTTCTGCTGGTCGAGGATCTGGCCTTGCACGGTTGGTAGGTTGTAGGCGGCGGCCGGATCTTGTGAAAGGATCGCCGTCAGCTTGTTGGTGTCAATCTTTCCTGTTGCAGGATCATAGGCCTGCTGCATCGCTGAGGACGTGGCCTTGTTGGCGCCCATCTGCTGAGTCAGCGCCTGCTGCTGAAGCATGGCGCCCTTCACCTGGGTGGCGCCCAGCAGAGACTGGAGCAGATTTGGCGGGGCGTTGCCGGATGCGATGCTTGCGTCAATTGCCATTTTCTAATCTCCCAGGCGCGATTATTTGTACAGCGCGTTGTACATCATGTAGTTGTTGATACCGCTGTTCACGGCATTGGAGGCGCCCATGATGCCGCTTGCCTGCGCATTGCCGGCCTGGGTCAAGTAGTTGCCGGCATTGTTGGAGGCCGCCAGGCCTGCCTGCCCGGTCTGCGCGGCCGCGTTCTGACCAAGGTTCACTAGATTCATCATGTTGTTGGCGTTGTTGGACGCGACTTGGTAGTTCGTGTTGAACCCGCTCAGCGCCCGGTCGTATTGCTGGCCATACGTCTGATCTGCCAACCCGGTGGCGAACGACTCAGCCCCTTTGATCTGAGCCCCGGACAAGCCAAGCCCGCGATTCGCCATCTGGTTCTGCACGCTGCGCAGGCCCTGGCCAAGCGCCCACTGATAACCCGGAGTACTGGCGAGCTGAGACGGGTCAAAGTAGAACTCTTTGAACAGCGTCGAGTTCGGATTGGCGACCATCTGGCCGTTGCCGTTTGGCACATAGCCGAGGCGCGACCAAAGGTTATTGATAGCGCCGCTACCAAGGTCTCGATATTCGCCAAGATCACCCCGCGTTTGCTGGTATTGCTCCATCGACATGTCGGCCGCATCGCCAGCAGCATCAGCTTGCTTGCCTGCGGCCATGTTTGAGGCGACACCGCCGACGACGGCCCCGCCAACTACTGCTGCTGCGACCATGATTTTTAATCTCCAAGCCAATGTGTGTAATAGCGCTCGACTTCAGTGTACCCCAGGCGCTGGAACAGCCATGAGGCGTCAAGGTGAACCTTTGAGCCAACAAACATACGGTCTACGCCGCGACGCTTGGCCTCAGCCTCTACAGCCTTGAACATCTGGTAGCCAGCACCGTTGCCGCGATGTTCTGGGTGCAGGAAAAAAATGTCCATGGTCAGCGTGAGACAGGTTCGGTAGTGCAGCCCTGGAGCCACAAAGCCGATGAAGTAGCCGATAAGCTCGCCACCATCGCGCAAAACCATGAACATCAGCTCGCCACGGCGCTCGCGCTCGATGTAGATCTCGTATTGCGGATCGAGCGGCACCTTGTCCTGATTCAGCGCCAGCTCTTCATAGTGCAGAGGCAGCAGCGGCAGAAGCTCGGGCAGGCGCTCTTCGAAAGATTCCAGCATGCAAGTAATCATCAGGCGCACCGAATGTCGACGACCATGGAAATTCGGTCGGTTTTGCTGTTGTTGATCACCTCGTGTTCAAGCGCGTTATCGAAATACCAGGTTTCGCCCGGGCGCATGAACACCGATTCATCTTCGCAGCGGAACACAACGCCAGGCTCTGCTTGCAAACAGATGTGATGGCGCGACCAGTATTCGGCATGTTCTGGCGTGTCCTTGTGCGGGAAGATCACACCGCCAGGCTTGATGCGGTTGATCATGACGCGCCCGAGGCGAGTGCCGCCGACGTAGGACATCAGACCCATGATCAGCGGGCGCGCCTCTGGAAGCTGCGCATAGGCCGGGTAATCGATGCATTCGTGCTGGTCGTACTGGCTGAAGTGCTGGGCTACCTCGGCTTCGGTTTCCTTCACGGACTTGACCGGAAATCGCAGCATGATGGAATCGATCTCACCGAAAGGCCCCTGCGGGTAATCGCGCAGATAGGTGTCCTCGGTCCAAAGTTCGGGCTTGCGAGCAATCGCTGCCAGCAGCGGCATTACGTCGGTGTTCTGGCCAATCTTCAAAAAGTTACGCATGGTCGCTCCAGTTACTCGGGGATGTATTCGATGCCGGAAATGTTCAGGGTCAGCGCCAAACCGGTGGCGAAGAGCTGCGTTCCGGGCTCCAGTTTATGGTTGATTGCCTCAATAGGCGACAACGATGCACCGGCCGGGATTGCGCGGGTGCTGATCAGCGTAGAAGCGTTGGCAGAGCCGCCGGATGGGACTTTGTAAATCAGCACAGTTACCGGGGCGCCCGTGGGGTTGTAGACGGTTGCCGCCTGGATGGTTGCCGATGTCAGAGCCGGCGCTGCGTAATATGAAGCCGGTGCCGCCGTGAGCGTTTGCCCGACCACCATTTCTTTGAATTTGATCGACATCACTTAATTCTCCATCCGGAAAAGCTATTGGATTGCGTGGCGTTGTTGAGCGTGTCAGCGACGCTGGTGAAGTATCGAGCCTCTACCGTATCGCTGGCAGCAAGAGCTATTACGGGTGACGTTCCGCTTTGCGTCTGCGTGCCGTTATCCGCTTGGGATCCCTGAATGTTCAGCAGGAATGCGCCGTTGACATAAAGCTGTAGAATCCTGGTCGCGGCGGCGATCTGCGTTCCCTGAATCGCCATGGTGAAAATGTACTTCCCTGCTGCGGCTGCAGTGAATACGCCGGTCGCTGGGTTGTATTCATTCAGGTCGTCGAAGCGCTCGGTGCCAAAAACGATCTTCGTTCCCGCGCCACCTGGCACCGCCTGCGCGACGTTCGCCCAGGCCGAGAAGCAGCTTGTCACCGCCGAGATTGCATCAAGCTTTGCTTTGTCAGTAGCTGACATGAACCCGTTTTCGGTCGGCGTGGCCACGGCATGAAGCGCCGGGTCATATTGCAGGCCATGCGTTGGCACATCGAATGGAGGGGCGATTGGCGCGGCGGCTCGCGACGGGATCGCAACCAGCGTTTCAGGGTATTCTTTCTGCTTGAAGGGCGGCTGAATGGCTTGTCCGACGCTAAGGCCGTAAAGCTGATCGACGCGCTTTTTGATGAAGTCAATATCGATGATTATCTCGCCCCCATCAGACCCGTTCTCTGACCCTGTGCGATCAAATAGTTTGATGAAGAACTGCCACCACACCGGATCGATCATTCCGGTTTTCACGTCGATGATGGGGGTTCGGAATTCCGGGATATTCGCTCTTAGGTCGACCATTATGTCGCCACCGGCTCGGCCTGAACCCAGGCCCCATTCAGTGCGGTTTGGCAGTCGCCAGACCACGAAAGCTCGAACACGCGATCCCGGGCCATTCCCAGGCGATTGAAGTTGCAGGACCGCTCAAATTCGCCAATCGCCCCAAGGTTCTTCGAAATGCTTGTGCCCCAGCTGGCGCCGCGCGTATCACTCCAGCGCAGGCGCAGCTCTGGTGACTGATCAAGCCCCTCGCCCTCGCCCACCTGCATGTCGGCCAAGAAGGTCGAGTATTTGACACGATTGCCGTCTGCGACCATGTGCGGAAAGGCGCGGATGCGTCGGATCTCTTCGCCGGCATCGGTGTGCAGGTCTTCGCTCATCTCGTAAAGCTTGCCGTTCTCCCAGTCGCCGACGAGCGCCTTTCCGTTGAAGAAGGCATAGCAGGAGCCGCGATGGCGATGCTCGATGCCGCTGTCATCCATCCACATGCGTTCGTGCCACATGCTGGAAGCGATATCGTAAACCCACGTCTTGTCGGCGGTCGGGAAGTTCAGGACGTAGAACGTGTGGCCTTCCTGCTGGTAGACGTAGGCCCAGGCATCCGACACAGTCTCATAGGACTGCAAGGCCTTCTCAATGGCGAAGGTCGAGATGCGGGCGCGGTCGTAACCCTCGGTTCGCAGCACCAAGCATTCACCCTCCTTGGACTGGCTGAGCCAGTAGAGTGAGCCATCGGTCTGGATGATCGAGGCAGCCGAGATGCAGCCGTGCTGGATGAATGCCCCGGGCATGCGGCCGAAAGTGAAATCTGCGTCTCCGGTGTTGTACCAGACTTCGGTCGTCGAGGTGCCGAACACGAACACTTGGCGCTTAGCAGCTGCGACAGCTACCACCTTGTCACTGAATCCCGTCTTGGCCGCGAAGTCTAGGGCGTCAAAAGCCACGTCGAGGAAGGCCGAGATGTACCACTGATTCGTCGATGGTCGATTGAAGATCAGATACCCATCAACCAGATCTACTCGGTTCGCCCCGTAGAATGCGGCGTTGTTGATCTCTGAAACAGTTGATCCTGCCAGGTTGATTTTCCGACCGGTCGCGCTCCCATCAACCATCACGACATCAATGCCGTTATCCACCATGCTGACCGGGCCGGCGTTGGTGGACATCTGGCCGATCTCGACAATCTCGTATTCCTTCGAAATCTTGTAGATCTTTGATCCTGCAACGCCAAACAGCTGGTCGGTGGTCGACGTGTAGAGCGCGCGCCATGCCGAAGCCGGAGCCGTCCCAACAAGCTTCAGCCCTGGCGTTTGGTAGTAGGTAAAAGGGAATGGGGAATCCTCCGGGTTTGGCTCCGAGTAAAGGTTCACGCTGCGTTGCGCGCTTGCAATGAGGTTGCGCGACGAATACGGCGGGGAGGCAAGTGGAAGTTTCATCAGTTTGGGATATCCGAGTAGACGTTGTATTTCCCGCGACTGGTCAGGATCGGGTCGACCGTCATCGTCGGGACCTGCGTATTCGAGCCTTGTAGGGTGTTGATCGATGCCATGGCCAGCTTGTTGATCGTCTGGTCTGGCTGCATGCCGTACATTGGGCGCAGGCGGCCGGCCAGATTCCACATGATCGCCTCTTCATATTGGGGCGGCATGACGATGTCATCGGCGACGGAAGCGAACTGCTGAAGCTGCGCGTAGGTGGTGATGAACAGCGTGTACTGGTTGTCAGGTACGGACCATGGGTAAAGATTCCCAAGCGGATAGGCCGAGTCGTAGAACAGCGCCGTCGGCATTGCTCCCTGGCCTTTTACCGCGATTCGGTTGTAATCCTCGCGCGCCTGCAGCAGTGTCAGCGGGTAATCGACCTGATTAGGGAAGGACTGCACCGTCAGGCGCACGAAGGCTGAAGAGATGCGATCAGGGCGAGGGATATTGAAGTCACCGCCGATGCCGATGCTGTACGACATCTGGCCCGTGCAGACTTTGCTGTTGGTGACCAGGTGGTAGACCAGGAATCGATCGGTTTGCCACTGGGCCAGCATCATGTTCATGATCTTGAAGGCGTCTTGTGTATCTTCAGCCGACGCAGTTTGACCAACGCCCAGCACGCCGGACTGCTTTAACGCGAGGTTGATCAGCTCGATGGGCGTGGTCACGGGTTATTCTCCTTTGGCTTCGATGGCGGCCTTGATCTGTTCGCTGATCTTCTTGGCGCCGGCTGCGTGGTGAACGGTCAGGCCCATTTCGGCAGCGGTGGCGCGCAGGGTTTCGATGTCCGGCAGATTTTCGTCATCGTTGCCGAGGTCCTTTTTAAGTTCGGCGATTTTCTTGTCGATGTCGTCGTCTCCGGCCTTCTGCTCACGTTTCAGGCGCAACGCCTCATCGATCTTGCGGGCCTTCTCTGCCATGTGCGCTTCCAACTGCTCTGGCAGGTCGAACCACTCACCTTCAAGCGCAGCCTCTTCCTCTTCGGTCTGCACGATGACGGCCTGGCCTACGGCATATTTCCACTTCGGATGGCTTTGAAAACTCATCGGTAAATCCTCATTGGTCGGATGTAGAAAGCCCCCTATAGCGGGGGCTTTCGTCTGTTTCAGGGTAATCCCGTTACCGGGTCAGGTCAAAGCGCGTCAGGGACAACGACGATCCACTCCGGCCGCAGCGCGGTGTAGCCATACAGGATATCGATACGGGTGATGAACAGATCGTTCGTCACATCGTAGTCGCTGATCATGCGCAGGCTGATGCCGTCGTAGGTTTCGCGGGCCGCTTCGTTCACGCCGCGAGGCATTGGGAGGTCGGCGGTGGCCAGAGTCATTGCTTCCGGAACGTAGGCAATGTTCTTGCGATACACGGTGTTTGGAGCCCCCAGCAAGCTGATGGCCGCGCCGTTGGCAGGCGATGCGGTCACAGTGCCGTAGGCGGCAGGAGCCACCACGATTGCAGGGTAGATCGGGATCGACGTTGCACCGCTGAGAACGTTGGCGGTGACGTTGAACTGCTGGAGTTCGCCGGTCGATTGCTTGGTCACACGGTTGACCGCGAACACGCCAGCAATGGTAATCACATCGCCTTTGTTCAGGGTGCCGGTGATGGCGTTGGTGGTCAGCGTCGAACCGGTCTGCGATGCACCGTTTACGGTGCCGGCAGTGAAGCTGCCCGGCGTGTGCTTGATGATGGTCTGATCCATGAACCAATCGAAACCGAGGGTATCGGTCCCCATCTGGCCGACTTCGTACTGATCCTTCAGTTTGGTCTGCGAGTTGAACAGACCGGCTAGCGTCGAGACGGTGCGGGCCTGGGTCAGCGGATCCATCATGATCTTGCGAGACATGCTGGTGCGTGGCGCGCTGTTGTTGTCCAGCTTGGCGCCCGCCAACAGCCAGGTGCTTGCGTCCGGAGTGGCAATCACGCCCGACCCTGCATCCTTGAACACGAACGCCGAGGCGCTTTCAGCAACGGTCATCACATCGGCAGCGACAGCGCCGGCCAGGTTGTTCATCGCCGGCAGCAGGATTCGGTTACTGAAGTCGTCCAGGGACAGTGCAAGCTCTGCCGAAGTGAACGACAGGGCAACGTGCTTCTGCGTGCTTACGGTCAGGGTGCGCTGCTGCTCGATGGTGTCCTGCGGAGTGATAACACGGCCGGTGCCCACGGTGTAATCGTTCGGCAGGCGGATGCGCAGGGTGTCGCCGATCTTCGCGCCAGCGACGGCAAACTGGTCGTCGTACTGGCGGTCGATGTTCTTCAGGAACGCGTTCGAGTTGAGGAAGAGGCGAAGAGCCTCGCGGGTGATTTTGCTGGTTGTTAACAGGGCGTTGGCCACGATTCATTACCTTCTACGAGGGAGAGAGTTTCGCGCCTTCATGAAGTCATCGATGCTTGAGTTTTCGAGGTCTACCGCTCTTGACCCCGAACCACCAACCCGCGAGGAAATCGGCTCAGGCGCATTGGATACAGGTTTTTTGCCTTTCGCTGGTGCCGGCTTCGATGCCAGGCGCTCCAGCTCACGACCTTGCTTGAGGGGTGGCAGGGCCAGGATGCGAGCCGCTTCGTCCGGGTTAGAGCCCAAGGCATGAAGCACCTTGTGCGCATCTTCAAGATCAACAATCGACTTGAAGAATTCCGGGCTTGCGCCAAGCATCCCGAGGTTTTTCAGCGATTCGTCGAAGTCCGGGTGCTCGGCAATGCCGGCAGCGTAGACATCATTCGACCGCTTATTGAAGCTCTGCTCTTCGACCAGTTGCGCGGCGCGCTGATTAATTCGTTCGTCCTCGTTCACTGGCGCAGTTGCCGCCGGTGCCTGGGGCGCATCAGTTCCGCCAGCCTTGGCCAAAGCCAAAGCATGGTCCAGGTCGCGTTGCAGTGCTTCAGCCCTGCGTTCCGCCTCATGCCGGCTGCGAGTCATCTCAGCAAATCGCTTCTCAACCCATGCAGGCGTCTTGGTCGATTGGCTTTCAGTCTCGTCGCCTTCCTGCACCGTGGCCTCTTCGGTGCCATTTACGGCCTGTTGCGACTGTTCTTCAGCTCCAGTTTCAAGCTGTTCGGTAGTCTCGCCCGCGTTCAGTGTCTCTTCGCTCATTGCCTTGTTCCCAAGTAGTTGGTCAGCATCGGATTCCGCCGAAGTCGGTGTTTCGTTGCGTGGATTCTGGACTACGCGCAATTATTTGTCACTTTCCAGATATTCAGCGCACAAAGCCGATCTGGTACACGCCAGCAGCCGGAACCAGAGCGCCAGCCGTCGAGTTGATGAACGTTACCGCCAAGGTGTTTGTGGCCGACACTCGCGCGCAGACAGGAGCAACGCCTGGGGTGATGGCTGGTGGTGTCACCGTAACCTGATCGCCTACAGCCAGGCCGGGGACAGTAAATGTCTGCTCGACAGTTGCCACCGTCGCGACAGATACCGGTGTCAGGCTTTGGGAGATGCGGCCCCAAGCCCTTACGACAGTTGAAGGGGATCCCCCTATTTTCACGCTGTTCAGTACTGCTTCGTCGTTTGCTACGCCTGTGTAAGCCATTTTCGTTTACTCCGGATTGATTGCTTGAGGTTGGGTTTGCTCTTCCATCGGCTGCGGATCGCCCATCGCGACTGCAGCCGTTTGACCGCCAACATCCTCAATGACTGGTAGCGGCCCTAGTTTCTCCATTCGGGTCAACATGCTATCGAGGCGATCAGTAACCGCCTTGTATGCGTTGATTTCGTTGGCCTTGGCCTTGTCGTCGTTCTTCTTCTGCTCGTCGGCCAGAGCCTGTAGTGAACTGGCAAGCTGGGCCTGCATGTCCTGCATCTGCTGCTGGGTCTGCTGGAGCTGCTGCTGCATCTGCTCTTCTTCTGGTGTCGGACCTTCGCCTTTAACCGAGTTCGGAATGGTGTTCGAAATCCGCTCGGCCAGCTCTTCGGACATCGGGAAGTCTTGCATGCGGAAAAACAGATCTCCGGCCGTGGCCATCAGCTGGGGGTTGGTGCTGAACACGGCGGTCATAGCCTCGGCGGCCTCTTCGCGGCGCGTTGCGTATGCCGGGCCAGCCTGAGCAACAACCTCGTATTTGCCTACGCCAGGGTTGAAGATGCGCTGCGCCTCCTGCTCGCCCTCGCTCTGCGTGGTCAGCGCCTGCTCCTGTTTCGGATCGATGCGAATCTCTTCGTCGCTGCCATCCTCGGCCCTGATACGGATCACGCGCGGCGTGTCGTAGATCTTTGGGATCAGGTCGATGAGGATTTTTCCTGTGTACCGGATGGCCTTCGACAGATTGTCGATGTAGTGAAAGGTCGCCTTGTCGCCCTGCTTGATGCGGCGCTGAATCGCCACGCCGGCCAGCTCATTCGACTGCATGCCCATGGTTGGATCTGCCTGGCCGCTGACCATCTTCATTTCTTCGGCGGCAATCTGCATGCCGTTGATGTAGGCGCCTGCCATCTGCGGCGGCTGTTCGCGCTGGGGTGGCGCAATCTGGTTACCCTGATCGTCGATGCCGTTGTATGGGATGTACGAGTAGTTAAGTCGGTTGGCGTTGGCGTAGTAGGTTTCGAACCCTTTCATGGCTTGGACGGACGCCATGTAGGGCTGCTTTCCTTGGAGGGCCACCTGCTCAACGGCCGATGATGTCCAGTAGTTGTACATGCGCTGCGGGTCTTTGAGGTTGCGAACATGCCCTTTCCGCTCAAGCTGACCTTCGATAATCATCTCTTCGCCGACCACCCGGACGATAGGGTTCAGCGACCCGAGCCACTTCTTGCGGTCGATGATCTCGTCGCCGGCAATCAGAAACCATTCCCATTGCTGGGTTTCAATCTTGCGGCGGCGGATCGACTCATCATCGCGCACAGCCTTTCTCAGCTCCTGCGGAATCTCTGACATCCGGATGGTGTCGTATTCGCCCTCTACGATAGCGCCGGTTTCGTCTCGAACTGGCAGCGCGCAGAGCCAGTCGTTGCTGTAGACACAACGCATGTATTCGGCAACTCGGACCTTGTCTTTGTTCACCCATGCGCTTTTCCCCATGCTCATGTTGGCGATGGTGTCCTTGGCCTGGGGGTACTTGCGCTTGAATTCCTCGGAAACCAGATCGTCGAACACGAAGCCCCACTTGGCGTCAGAGCCGTCAGTCTCAACGGCGTCGCAGTCCAGATAGACGCTCAGCGGGTCTTTGACCTGCTTTATGTAGATCTCCTGATCGAACGAATCTTCATGCGCGTAGTCGGTGCAGACGCGCCAATAACCGATGCCGCCCTGGACCTGATAGGTCATGGCGTTGTCGTAGGCGTCGGCCGCGTTACTGATGTACTCGATATGGCGGGCAACCCCGGCGAACACCTGGGATGAGTCGTAGGAGGCGTCACCACCGGTTGGGCTAATCTTGATCGCGGGGAGGTTTTGCTTGATCTCGTTCTGAACCATCAGGACATGCTGGCGCGTCTTGTTGATGGTCAGGCTCGGGCGTGAGTCGCGGGCGCGAGACTGGCGCAGCTCGTTCGGCCACTGGTACATGTTGTCGCTGTCGGCGTTGCAGAACTTCACATCATCCACAAACAGGTTGCGAAACCGAGATTCCCAGTCCTCGGCGCGCTTAAACCGCTCCTTTGCCTCTTGGATGATTTCCTCGTCTTTGCTGCTCATCTGGTTTTCCTCAATTCATCCAAGAGTTTGCGCCGTGGTGCAGTTGGTGGCGCTCTGATAGGTCTTCGGCTGGCTTGTTGATGTCGCACTTCTGTATCGCGAATCGCCGCATCATGTACGCATACCGGGTTGCGGACAATATATCGTCTTGGACCTTGACTATGTTGCCGGCTTCGTCTCGATGATAGTTCAGCTTCTCGTCGAACCATCCTGTCAGGTTCTTGAACACCTTGAAGGTGCCTTTCTCCATGCGGGCATACAGCTCGACCAAGCCGGCTTCAACGCCGACGCCGCCGCCCTGCCATGTAGCGTGATCCCGGAGCATCTTCCAGCCAGCCGCCTTGTAGCCGTCGCGCTGCTGGTTTCCGCTGGACTTCTCAGATTGCAGGCCGTCAGCCGGCCATGCAGTCGGAACACCTTTGGCCCACGGCCCAACGGCGCCCCAGGCGACCTCGGGGATTGTCTTGGACTTCTTCCAGGCCTGAGTCACGTAGATGATGTCGGAATCCTTGTCCCACGCCAGCTGTACGTGTGCCTGCGGGTGATCCCAGCCAAAGTCCATGCCGTTGATCAGCCACCAGTGATCGGGTATTTCGAAGGGTGCGCACTCGATGGTGTCGTTGCCAAGGTCGAAAATAAGGCCGGCGCCGAGCAGCGGCTCGCCCCGGGTGCGCATGTCGCGCTGCCACTCGGGATAGAGCGCAAGGAGCGTTCGCTTCGTCTGGTCGGTGAGGTGAGGGGCGTCATCCCATGTCGCCTTCTGGAGATATTGACCCTCGTTGGCCTCATCCATGAACTGCACAACCAGCTCAGTGCGTCCGTTCTCCGGGGTGAAGGTCAGGATTCCCCGGCCACCGCGCCCGCGGTCACCAGTCGCTGTACGGGTCAGAACTTGGGGGAATATGGCCTTATCGCGGGGTTCTTCGTCGATGTGAAACCAGTCAACGGTGTCTCCCATGATGGCGTGCTGGCCCTGGCTGTACGACCAGAACTGAACCGTTGATGTGCCGCCGCTGGAGTGCCTGACGGTAACCTGGCGCATCGCCCCGGTGGTACCGGATGCCGACAGGTAGCCAATGATTCGATCAGCTGGGATAAGGCCGCCAGTCCAGGCGCCTTGCTGGTACACGCCAAACAGCACGTTCTGGAGTAGGTCGCGGGTCTTCTCCATCGAATAGCCAAGCAGCCAGCACAGCGGCGGGAACTCGAACTTGTGGCCTTCCCAGTCGTCCGGGTATTCGCCAAGCAGGTGCGCGGCGTCGATGGTCAGCCCGGTGAGCGTCTTGCCCACCCGGTTGGCCGCCATGAGCATGCAGACGGTGTTGGCGGCGGTGGCCGCTACGAACTTGCGCTGCCAGACGTAAAGAGTGCTGAACCGCTCCTTGAAAGCGTGCTGCTGCTGGCGCCGCTTCTTTTCCTCAAGCAGTGCCAGAAGCTGGATTTTCTCATTCCGGCTTAACTGGGTTGAGCTGCTTGATTTTGTGTTCAAGTTCTTCATCCGTCAGGTTGTTGTAGGTCACATTCCCGGTGTGCTCGGTTTCGTGCTTGTCGCGCCAGCGGGCCTTGTCGCGGTTCTTCAGCCAGAAGATGCAGGCGGTCACGTCGGGCGGCAGGTGCTTGGTTGTGGTGGTCGTGACTTCGCCGCCCTTCACGGTTCGCGTTGAAACCTCGGTGAACGTGTAACCGACTGCGCGGCGGTAAAGCTTGCTGGCTACTTCGGCGTTGGCAACATCCTTGCCGCGCTTCAGCGCCTCTGCAAACTCCGGGTAGCGGCGCTTCCATTTGGCGACGGCGCCCACGCTCACGCCGAACAGATCCGCGATCTCAATGTCAGTCGCCCCCAGCAAGCAGAACTTGCGCGCCTGCTCGGGGAACG